GATCCTCGACCTGTGAGTCGTCCACATTAATCTCTATGACTGGTGCACCCAGTGCGCGAAGACAGTACTCTTTAAATTCTTGTCTGTTTGTAGGCAGTGGCATACAGTTCTCCTTTTAAGTATTTAGGAGTATTGTGTATTACCGTCTTAGTGTGGGGATAAGTCTTGCCAATTCTCCTTCTCTATTGCATATTGCATCACAATACGCGTCAATCACTGGCAGTTTTATAAGATTGTGACCGTCTGTAATGTAGTGCTGTATTCCGCGCTCGTAAATACGAGTATGAAACCCAAAAGGAACACTGTAGTCAGGAACAAGTTTCAGAAAATGACCAAAATCGTATTCGTTATCATTAATCGTTATTTTATACCGATCATGGTGTATAAGTTTCATGTTTTATATTCCTTATCACAGCGCAGTAGGAGGAATTTTCGGATCTTTGTATTTTGCCTTTTCGGGATCAAGGTACTTTTGTGTAATCTTGTTCTCGGAACCGATAAAAACCATTGGATTTTTGCCTGCAAGAGCAGACAACTTGTACACCAACTGATCAGCAGTGTAGCCCTTTACGGATTTTACATCTTTAAAAGTACTAGAATCCTGAAGGGACTGTTTCACAGAATTGTTACTGGTGGTTGACGATGAGTGGTAAGCAATCACATCATTGTACAGTGCTTTTATACCACCAGTATTGAACTGAAACGCAATTCCATACGAATCAGAATATTGATATGTACCATTCTGATTGTTGTTTATAATGTTATCCCTCAAGTACTGTAGAGAATTGACGTTTGATTGTGTTGCAAGAAAGGTGAATGTACCTCCGCAGAATCCTGATCCTGCTAGAGCAAGCAATTGCGGAAAGTCTCCAGTTTTTCCTAGAGTTCCGTACATTTGGGAACCACCAAGCAGAAGACGGTACGAAAGATCAGTCATTTGCTCCTTTTGTGACCGTTCTTCGTCTAAGGTAAGCAATTGCTGTACACCTGTAATGTTTAGAGCAGCACCACTATTGTAGCCAAACAAATACGATGAACCACAAACACCTGAAATTTCAAACCCTCCGCAGGTTCCATTAAACAAAACCTGTCCGTGTGTAGACCCGTTTTCCCGTAAAATCATACTTACATAGCAATTTCCACTGACATCTTGCGCGTCTAGTACCCCAATCACCTTTCTATTAGTGTCACACGGCACATATGATGTGCCAACAGGGCCGTCCATACTAAAAGAGAACACTGTGTTATCGGCAGAGTCCTCCCGTTCATGTGGAACAACTGCTACGCCTGAAAAGGCGAATCCACGAAGAGAAGATGCTGTGTTTCCACCGCTAACAATCCAGTTGTCCACCGCTGCCCTGAAAGGACGGTTTCCCCGCTGATCTGCACCAATGCAAAACGGACGATTGGTTGTGCGAAGTTTATCGTTTTTTGCAACCGAAGTATTTGCTAAATCAGATGCCACAATGGTTCCATTAAAGAAAGTTGCCACACTCGTAGACGCACCATCATAATGATAAGAAACCGCGATGTGGTGCCAGGTGTTTAATGTGATGCCTTGAGGAGAAGCGTTTAATGTGTTTTCAAATCCGTTATATGAAGGAGAAGAGTTTGTAGTCCACTTGAACACAAAACGACCACTACTGTTATCGTATATCAGAGCGTATGCGTCCGCTGAACTGCCGGCAGTAATGCTTTCGCAAACACAGCACAAAACAGGATCATAACTACTAGGAAGACCTGATTGCAAATAAAAGTGACCACCAACAAGGTGATAATTGCATTTTTCAAGTGAGTATCCACCAGGAACACGCAATCCGCCAGCAGCAACCGAAGGCTGATCCAAATATGTTCCTTTTAATTGCAGTGCACCTAATCCAATAGGAGTTCCTAAACAAACTCCAATACTTCCCACTGTTGGGGTGTACTCCACCACTGTGTTTCCGTTTTGAGAGTACGTGTTAAAGATTTCTGCTACTCTATTTGACTGAACCACAAACTCGCCTGGTTGAAAATTTCCGTATGCCGTACCAGACAACAACTGCTCTGATGTTTTTGGAATACTGATTGTTTCGTATTGTCCTGAAGTTGTTGCCGTAATAGGAATTAATGTATTTTGTATTGCATCTATATCGTTTTGATCTGGATTAAAATTATTAATACTATCAGGATTTATTTGATAAAAAATCTCTTCAGTTCCGCGAGTGATTCGCACAGGAATACTAACAGTATTAAAATTATCGTCCGAAATAATGTAACGAAATTGTTCGGTTTCCGTAGGAACAAAATTAGAGAAATCGTAATTTCTCGTAATGGAAACAACCTGTCCAGTGTCTTGATCTATTTTGACTAGTGTTTGTGACATAGTGGTTTTCTTATACTAGTTAAAATTCTGCCCGGAAAATTGCGCTGCCGTCTGCTGACAAATTATTAGTGAATGCGTAACTCAATCCTGCACTTCCCATTATGGGTTTAATCATGTACTCGCCGTAGGGGTTTAACACAGTACCTTCGGACATCCTCTGACCGTCAACCGCAATACTGTCAGATACACCGTAACCTGGAGTGCTTGCGAGCACTGCCCGCACAGGGAACAACACGAAAGCTGTGCTGCCAGTAATAGTTCCTATTCGTTTGTTCCAGAATCTCCACATGGAATTTGTTGAGGTTTGATCAGTAAACCGATGTGCTGTTACTCCCTGGCACCGTTGAATTTTGTACCCTACACCACCCGACCATCCAAGCACGACAAAATCTGTGCTGGGTTGCGTTCCTCCATTAACAATAGCCTGAGTACTCACTGCTTGTGGAACACGCACACGAGACTGCTCCGTGGCGCGAATAAACACTGCGTTTGCGTCTTGGAATTCTGTTGGCGCACTACCTGACGGATACACTGATCCATCAGACGCAAATATTGCGCGTGAACCGTATCCCTCGTCAGTTACAAGCACAATTTCTGAGCCTTTAGTTGCCCAAACAGGTACTGTCCGCAAATAACCATCCCGGCTGTTGGTTACAGTACTGCTAACAGTGCCATTTCCTCCCCAATTCGCATTTACATTAACACCATAATTTGGTCTAGGTTTACTCCAACAGTTGTTAGCGGTTCTAGTGGGAGACACTAAAATAGAGTCGCCTGAAACCTGAATTCGGGAGTTTCGCTCTGCTCTGAGTTGATTAAATTCTCCCGAAGTCTGAAATTGATTACCAGACGGAGCAACTGGTGGATCCTTGCTGTACACACTACCAAGTTTTACCGTGCTGCCGTTCACCGCCCAAATTCCTCGGTGCGATTGTCCGCCCATGAGAAGGTAGGTGGACGGCCAGTGTGCTGTACCCACATCACTTCTGTTTTGCGAGTACAGACTGGAACCGTTTTTGGCACATATCGCGTTTGCTCCACCGTAAAGAATAAGATTTTTCTCAAACGATAAAGTTGACTCGTTCATTAACTCTATACAACCACTTGACCATGCGTAGTGCGGAAATGACGCAGGAGAGGTTGGTTTTAAATCATACGGCCGAATAAACGCATAGATAGCACTCCTTCCCACCCGTGCCCCTGTTCCACCAGGACTCTTTACCTCATATGTTCCACCTGGAGTTTGCATTGCAATGTACTTATCGCTTATAAGAACGGAACCGCTGTATCCTGCCTGTTCTGCATTGTCCAAATACGCATGAAACTCAAATGTGTTTCCTATAGACAATTCTGATTGAAAATCACCTTCGCTGTACATCTTATTGCCAAATGTACCCACAGGAATCATATAAAAGGTCATTAGTCGCCAACCACCACCGGTTGAACTAATACCATAAGACGGGCCCGGAACTGTGCCGCCATTAAAGGTGAATGTGCTTCCACTTACTCCTGCATTCACAAATGTGGGATCGTAATAGGTGTATTCTGTAGAGTTTCTAAATGTACGGTAACTTACACGACAAAAGGTAATTCCTTTTCCAGGTGAAGTAGAAGTTTTAATGTACCCCACCATATTGGCAAACCTGTTAGCATCGCTAATAAGGTTACCGTGCGGCGCAGTATTTCCCCATATCGAGCTCGTGGGACTGTACACTCCAGTACTAACACCAGTGCTAGAAGTGCTTGCTGCGTATGTCATTCCAGCCCAATACGGAAGGAACAGATCAAACCTATTACCAGGAAACTGTGAATTGTTTGTCATTACCGCAGAGGTTAGCCGTATTTCACTTTGGTTTGCCGACACCACGTATCCGGATCCTGAGCGCATAATCACACTCTCATCACACAGCCTATCAGAATTAGAGCCTTTTCCCGTATAATAGGTGTTATACCCTTCTAAAATACCAGAGGTCATGGCAAAATCAACAAGAGAATTTTGTGCATAAATTACAGGACCAGATGAAAAAGCGTTCAGAATAGGAGTGTTGTTTAGTGATCGTAAACGAGCATACGTCACCATATGACCACTCGCCCTTCTCTCTGTGTTATTAACATTTCCACCTATAATGTTGGAGTATTCTCCATCAATTCTAGTATACCACTCAAAGTCAGAATACGCGGTAAGTTTAGAGCGGGTAAGAGTAATTGCAGATTGACCGTAATATGCACCGAAACCAAAAATTCCAATGTGCCTGATACCAAGACTAGAGTCCATCAGATTAATACATGGTCCGTTGTGTATAGTTGGAATACCACCAACACCACCATAATGGCAAGACACAAGAGTTCCCAAACCACTCGCATTATCGTAGTGAATGGTTTCCAAATTTGTTGAACCTGTTCCACCACCAAATCCAGCACGAACAAAACACAGGTTTCGTAGTGCACGTAAAGAGCATCCCACAACATTGATTGGTGAATTGCTCGTGTACGCACTATTAACAATAATAGTTGCAGTGTAACTTGTTACAAGCAGCGATTCGTCTGTAACCTGACGACTTGCTCCTGATTGGGTTAAACTAGGAAAGGATGAAGGATTCTCATTAGTATAAACTGCACCATCGACATTTTTTCGCCCCCCGGCTGACAGATTCTGATTCATGTATGTTGCACCGTAGTATCCAACAGGATCGTACAACTTGTTTTCAGGAAGATTGCCGGGTACACCGTGGAGAGCATCCTGTGACTGCACATTACGTATTCCACCAGAACCGCTGTCGTGGAACGTGCCTGCTCTCATGTCCATATTCATGTTAATAAAATCCAGGTCTAGTTTGCCAGCGTTTACGATTTTTCGTACACGAGCAAGACCCAGTATGCCTAGATGGTGTCCGTGCTTTGCAACGGAAGTGTACGCAGGCTGGTGTCCATACCATAAAGCAGCGTATGCGTCATGGGTACACTCGCTGTGCGTGCGGTTGGCAACAGGAGCAGAGGAATTTTCAGGACTGTCGTAATAAAGCCGGTGAATGTACCCTGAATGATACCTGAAATTCTGAATTAAATTCTGAGCATCGTAATAGTACATTGGTGCACCCAACCACGGATTGCTAATAGACACAAAACTGCCCACGTCATCTGTTCTACTGGTTCCGTCCCCTATGAATCCGTGAGCAGTAGTTCCAGCTCCACTATAACTTTGTGCAAAAGCATTGTTAGTATCACTGCTGTTAGTTGAAGTGGTTCCACGAGTCCACAACTGCACCGTACCCGTGTGTCCGTGTGTAGTAAACTTGGATATATTCCAGTTGTAATTGTCCACAGAAAACAGGTAGTGCTGTGTGAGTGAACGAGGATCTCCCTGAATAATAATATTATTTGCCTGTGGGTGGTAAATAATTTCAGGAAAAAAATCATTTGGAGTTTGTGCCCAATACTTGCCTTTCAGAAAAGTAATATACAGGATAGCATTACCACGAATAACGAAGGTGCTTGCAACCTCCCACGCCTTTTTCAGAGTGGCGTATGGAAGGGTTTCGGTGCCGATTCCAGTGGTGTCGTTTCCGTTTGGCCCAATGTATATGGTGGTATCACTAGTAATTACCGTGGTGGTATTGGGCAGAAATGTCTGCTGTATAGAAACCGGAATATGGGAAAAATTGCTCATCTATATCCTTCTTAAATGCTTTCCCTGAATGTCAATAAACCAATAGGAACACTGCAATGACTTGCTTTCGTAAAATATTTAGTTTGTGGTTTCACCTTTACCTCGCTGAACGATCCAATATTTGAAGACGCTGTACAAAGAATAGTAGAATCAGTGTTATTTAGCACAATCAAATTTCCGTTTTCTTCACCTTTTTTCCACAAGAATTCCACTGTTCCTTCGTCTTCCCACGGGCAAAAAGAATTGCCCACTGAAAACCCGTGAGTGTTCTGCTTCACGCTCTCTTTAATAGAGTTCTGTGTTGCTGATCCGCCTTGTAGAATAAGTGATGATGCCATGTGTGTTCTCTCTTTGTTTTAAGGTATCGAATAGTGTTATTTGTGTAAATCAAGCAAAAAACCAAAAAGTGTGTTTGAGTTGTGTTTTTAGTTCTGACATTTTAAACCTTTCATGCTACCTTAAAGAAGATTGCAGATATGCCACCAACATAAGAAACTTGACCTGCTTGTTCTACAAGTTTTCCACCAAAAGTAAGTGATTGCCCACTTGTGACTGTAAAAGAGTGTGTATCACTTGATGCTGTGCCCATGAATGTATCTCTTTCATTCTGGTATCCTGCTGTTTGATGTGAAGCATCCTTGAACCAAACCATAATGTAAGAACCAACTGGTATCTGTTGAGAAAAATTACCACCCGTCTGCTGATACGGGCTGCCCAATGAACTCCATCTGAATATACAGGCTGTGTATATGGAAGAAAGTGATGGTCTGAATGTGCTACCATCAACATAATCCTTGGTGGTCAGCGTCTTGGCATTGGAACTGGTTGTAGTGCTTGTGGACGAGCGAGCTTCACCGTTCACGTGTAGTGCTACCGATGGAGCAGTAAATCCAATACCTAATCTACCAAGATGATCCAGAGTCACATGAGGTGGTTGATTCGAGCCACCAGCAAAATGTAATTTGGAATTAGCTTGTCCTGTTCTAATAATTGCATCAAATCCACCCACTGACCACAGCGGGTTTCCCTTACCATCTGCTCCCGATGCTTGAATAATGCTTAATCCTGATGTTCCATTGTATACATTAAGCCTCGCAGCAACATCGGATCCCGATGTCGGATTTCCATTCCTTAATTCTAAAGCATCATGTCTATCCGGCGCGCCGTTGGCCGGGCCCGTTGCTGAAATAAAAACCGTGGAGTATGAAGCGGGCAAAGCACCAGCATTTCCTTGTACTCTGAGTCTGGGGCTGCCAGAGGCGTTCTGCGAGGAGGGAGCTAAATTATGAATTGTGACTGTATCAGTAAAAGTAACACCAGCCGCAAATCGTGCCACACCAGTGTGATCTGATGTTCCAGCAAATGTAACACCAGACGCAAATCGTGCCACACCAGTGTGATCTGATGTTCCAGCAAAGGTGACACCACCACTGGCTATAATAGTGCCGTTCACATCCAGTGACGCGCCTGGAGTAGAGGTTCCAATGCCTAATAGACCAGCATTTGTTAGTCGTAACCGCTCCGTTCCATAATTAGTTCCGGTGTTTGTCTTGAACACCAAATCTTCACCCACACCACCACCGCGCTGAAAACCTGATCGAATATCAGTAACCAAAAGATTTGGCCAATCTATTGGATCCGCACCACCAATAATTGCAGCACGAGTGTACGGTTTGGCCTTAATAATGTACCGCACCGCAAGGAACGGCGGCATATTCGGCATGAGATTGCCTGTGAACGGAGCAACTGCGTTTGCTGATCCCGAACCCGCACTAACAACAGAAGTAAGAAGGCTTTCCTGACCGCCAAACGCTCCCTGCGGATACGCAGCAAGAGAAGAGGAGTAGTTAGTATCATTTTCGAGAGTTTCAATCTGAGCAGTAGCGTTTCTTCCAAGCACAAAGCGTGATCGCAAGTCAGGCACATTAAACCCGATAATATTTGCAGTATTGACTGATGCGGGCCCTGACCCTCGTAGAGTGGTAAGTGAGATTGAATTGTATGCAATCGCTGTGTTGGTGTGGGCCACCACACGATTGGGAACAACAAGTGTTTTTGTGCTGCTGTCGTACTTTGGAAGAATCTGAACAGTCAACCCGTATGAACCAGACAAAGAGGAAACAGTCTTCGTGAGTACTCGCCCAATCATGTCGAACGCAGCGGTGGTCGGAGAGGTTACGCTGTTATTGATCAGCACAATGTCGTTTTCCTGAACCGCTCCATGCCAAGATCCTGATCCTGAACTGAACGTAATTTCAACCACATGACCGTACATGGGAGCGCGTGGTGCAGCATCGTACTGCACGCGATTGTACAACTCTGGATAGTCAGATAGTGAATACGAAACGCCGTTACACTCCAACCACGTGTCAGGAATGGCAGTTCCCGCATACGGCATGATTGTGCCCACAGGTTGAATTTGCTCAACAGAGACAGTGGACGACCCACCAATCTGCGTGCCAAGATAGTTTACAACCAAATACCCAGCACTATTACTCTCAGACCTAACCAAAACAGGTTTCACCACTGACCCAATAACACTTGGTGGATTGTGTGTAATACCACCAGGAACCGTGTCAGACAAGAAAAAAGCAGGATGAGAAAGTCCTGCCATTGCAGGAATGTTGATTACTCCTGAGTACACCAACGTGAACGTATCAGGATTCTGAACTTCTGAAACAACACCAACCACTTCTGCGTTTTCTGCGTTGTTTGCGCGAGCAAGAGTCCATCTAGACCCAGAAGCACCAGCGGCATTGTACCTGACCGCAGAACCAACAGCGAACCCGTGACTACCTTGAACAAGTGTGTCCTTTAGTGTGTTCTGAGTGGCTGCTCCGCCTTGAAGATATAGTGATGATCCCATGTGTGATTCCTTTACGCGATGCGGATAGCAAAACCATTAATATACTCTATCGCACCATTTCCCTCAGAGTGCGCCAATCCTTTATGTGTTCCTGCTCCAAAAACAGTTGAAAAGGTAGCAGATCCCGCTGCATACGAATCGGCTAGTGGAATAGCAGTAAATGCTCCAGACCCGTCCACAGCAGAACTAGTGCTACTCGAATATGCTATACCCGCATTAGTATTTGTGATAGCGAAGGATGGTTTAAATCTCAAAAAGTTGGAAGAAGTAACAGTCCACACTTTAGCCATCACAACAGTAGAATCTTCATCAGTACCCGACGCGTTTTCGGTTCCCACCAAATACACAAACCAAGTTCCTGCGGGAAGTGGAATAGTATTGTAGGCACCATGTACGGCGTGCAGGGGAACCACACATCCCACGGACGGTGTATTTGCAGTAGGAACAGAATTATTCAGTTTAGCCATCACATTGGTAGTACCACCAAAGTTGCCCACCCTTAGTGTGCCGTTCACATCAAGAACCGCAGTTGGACCAGTGGTTCCGATTCCCAAGTACCCGCCAGTAGGTTGAATAGCCAATGTCAGTCCACCGTACCCGAGGACCCAACCTTCAATCCATCCAACCTGACTGGTGTCGTTTATACCAAACTGAATTTGACGACTATTTGTAGCGTTGGAAACAAGAAGCGTTCCTGTGTTTGCTGCCCCGTTTACGGATGAGCCTCCCAATACCCGCATCGTGCCGTTCACGTCTAGTGACGCGCCTGGAGCAGTAATTCCAATGCCTATTCTGCTAGTGTGTTTAAATCCCATTAACAGAGGCGTAAAACCAGCTCCAGTGGTTACGTTTGCCTCGTCTTGAAAACCCAAAGCAAAAGCGGCCTGGTCATATCCTTTATGAGCAGCCAGATACGTTGTAGAATAACCCTTGTCTGTGTCGCCACCGTAATTCCCGTGCACACTTCCAAGACCAACGCCGTAAGGGTATTGATTTTGTGCGAAATTAATAACTATTCCTGGGTTTCCACTGGCGTTACGAGAAACGTGCAAGGGGTACGCTGAGTTAGTGTAACCGGCGGCAAACTCTCCACTGGTAACTCTGGCCCCTTGTCCTGATGGAAAACCAGCAACACTAAAATACTCGGTCATTTGTACTGCGGTGCCAATAGCAGTACCGGTTGCACCTGCGGAGTGACCAAGAAACATTAATGCTGGACGATTACCACCAATGTCTTTTTGTCCTACTTCAATTGCTGCCCGGCACAAATTTTGGTTAGTTGATGACTGGTAACCACCACCAATCAAAGTTATGCCACGAAGACCTGTAGAAAGGTAAGAGTTTCCTGTACTGTACTTTCCTCCAAACACATTAAGTGTACTGGGGTAAGGGCCATTATATCGACTACCAATAATAACAGCACCATTAGTACCTTCACCGTCTCCTGCAAGAATCGGACCAAGAACAGAAAGGGCTGCTCCTGCACCGGATGAAGATGCGTTGAAACTAGACGGACCAATCCGAACATTTCCCACCGTGGTTCCATCAAAAGTCATAACACGCACGCCACCTGCAATTCCTGTTCCGGTTTTAACACCAAAATTTAAATCTGCTGCTCCACCACAAGACCCAAGGTCTTGAATAAGAAGGTCGCTTAGTGAAACATTTGCACAAAGTCCTGGTAAACCTGTAACATCTCCACGATACGAAAACAAGTACCCTGTAGTGCTGCTTGTAGCATACAACATGGGTTTTCGAACTTGTCCTGCAACTGTTGGATGACCGTTGTTGTAGCACGGTGCTGATGGTTTTTCAAATGAGCCCGTGGTTCCCGCGCAGTTAATGTTAAGGAAGTACACGGTTCCTGCATTTAACCCCCCGGCCTGACCACCGTTAATGGCACACACCCCACCGGGAAACTCAAAGAATCCGTCCATAAGCAGATTAAAAGCTCTGTACACTCCAGTGTCGGCAATTTCCTCACGAAGTATAACAATACCTGCAACTTCTGCTTCACTTGTTGAGTTTGCTTGTGCACGAACAAAAATACCGTTTGCGTAAGTTGCACTTGTAGCACCAGGGCCAGCACCATACGTAAGTGTAGTAGAGCCTGCTGGTTTAAATCGTACAATATCACCCAACTTAAACTGATTTAACTGATTAATTCGCACCGATGTTTGAGCAGAAGAACTCAAAACAATAGGTTCGCTAAGAATTCCTCCTGTCCACGGATACACAATTGCAGAGGTGGCAGATGTGGCAATAAACACCGCCTTGTGTACTACTCCTGCTTGAGTTGGTTGTGTTGCTGTTACCTTTCCGCTATGGTACGGACTAAGATAATACACTGCACCTGTTGTTAACGAGCCTCCATCCTGATTAGTGGTAAGGTCAATTCCAAAAATTTCACCAATAAATGTAATTTCAAATTCAGATGCTGACAAAACATGAGAAACAATACCTACAACTTCTGCATTGGTTGAAGTGTCTGCTGTTGCTAAAAAGTATTGTCCTCCTGAGTTCATAGACACAGGATTGCCCACCACAAAATTATGATCCTGCTTTACAATCTTTTTATTTACGCCGTTGGGAATTCGTACAAACGGTTGCTGACCAGCAGAAAGCCCACTAGTATTGGTGTATGTTGATCCGTTCAGCACTTGCATGAACAGGGTTGCCCCGGCTGGAGAGTAACGACTAAAATTAATTTCCCGATTAGAAGTATTGCCTCCGCCAGCACTGCTCACAGACACTAACAGTCCGTGTTCAGTTGTGGAACCACCATCAAGAAGAATTCCTGTTCCGTGAACTCCTAAAGTTGTTCCGTTATACGGAACAACAGCACCACCACTAGTAAAACCAATGTTTCCGTCTGGCAACCAAAGACCAGTAGTTCCGTGAATATTCACAGGATTCCACAACCACGAAGCCGTTTTACCTGAACCACGATTAATCTGCAACCCACCACCGCCTGCTTGTGAAATGTTTTGGTCACTTGCAGCAGCAGTGTCCCCAAGAACAAGGTTGTAGTCGTCAATAGTTACAATATTTGCGTTTACTGTGAATGTTGGAGCATTAAATGTAACTGCACCATTAAATGTTACACCAGAACTAAACACAACAGGAGATATGAACGAAACTCCCTTTGTAATATTGTCCTGTAATTCAAACGCAGCAGTGCCACCACCAGAAACATTAGCAGAAATGCTTGACGAGGAAATGCCGTCATAAATCTTTAACTTGTTCAGTTTGTATACAGATAGATTAGTAATGTCCCTCCACGTATTAAAGGTGTCACCAAGATCTATTTCTGGTATGCTAAAAAGATTGCTATCTGGTCCTGTGTCTACTGGCATGGTTACTCACTTTTTTGTTGATTAGAGATGCTGAATTTTATTTCTTGTAGTTCTTTCTTCAGTTTATTTATCTCGTTTTGTAAAGACTCTATAGTTTCTCTATCCTTATTTTTATCAATATACTCCTGCATCTTGCCGTGATCGGCAAGAACTGCTATACCATTACTGTTTCTTGTGTAATTCATGGCCTAAAGAAACTAACCGCTCTAATGTTTCGTGCAGACGGAGTTTTATCGTAGATAGAATTGGGAGAAGAAGTCATTCTTAATTTGATCTGATACGATTGAAAAACTGTGTTTGTAGGAAGAGTAGAGGAACGAAACAGTGCTTCACGAAAATCCAAATCTGATGTTGCAGAAAATTGCGGAGTAGTGGACGAACGGGTAAGAGAAATCCACGGTTTATCAAAAATATCGGTTTCTCCGTTCTCACTGTACCTATACCACAACGATATGGCAGAGCCTACTGGTGTACATTCGTCCACAAACACTGAAACTCCATTTGAAGCAATAGCATCAGGCAACTCTACTACACGAGACACGTACTCTGAAACGGGAGCACTAGGTGTTGTATACATCTTTACTGCAACTCCACCCAAAGACTGTAAATCTAAAACAGGAGAAACCGAATCGTTTGCTGTTGCTAGTGTAAAATTTGCATCTGGATTAGTTCCGATCAAATCAGAAACATAAATTTCATCTCCAGATTCGTATGTGTAGTTTCCAATTTTTCTGACAAGAGAACATCCACTAGGAACCACTTCGTTTACTCCAACACGAATAATTTGTGAATTTAAACAACCATTAACTCCCGTAAAGTTTATTGTTCCGGATGACACAAATTGACAGGTAGATAAAGTAAACATAATATCTGTTGTTGGTTCCGATACAGAAGAGCCCATTCCTTGAGGCAAGAAAAGAGTTCCAATCAACTGCGAGTTGCCTGCACGACCAAAACTAGAGTCTCCAACAAGCAGAGAATTTACTCCTGTATCTGATGCGTACAATTCGTAATCGTCACTGTTTGCCATTATACACAGGGCATACTCTCCTGGCTCAAGATAGACGGGACTACTAAACTCCATCACGGTTGGTACTGGATACTCTGTATTAGTGTTTATGTTTTCGGGAAGTGTAACCACTGTGCTAAAAGGAATCACAACCGATGGTGACGGATATCCTGAAACAGTAGGACGAATTTGAATCACCACAGGAAGTTTAGCATCTTTTTTAGAGAAATACAGAGAAATATTTTTTAAGAATAGTCCCTGTGAATTAGTCTTTGAGTCTACAAAGAAAGTTTGTGCCAATGGATCTGCCCATTGATCGTTTTGAACACTGTCAATATCACGAGTAAAGGGATTTTTGGAAATAGTTTCACTGCTTGGAGTTTGTCTCCTTAATTCAGCAGGACGAACAGAGTGTGCACCAGACGAACTCTGCTCAACCAAGCCTGCACAGTGTATAACTGCATCAGCAGACATTTCACAATTTGCAAGTTCTGAATTATCAGAAATTCTTACTGTTCGTGAACCAATAGGATGTACACCAGGAGGAATTGAGAAAGTAACAGTTGCAGATCCATTGGCATCTGTATTAACTCCTCCCACAGTAGTATTATTATCAAAGTACAAATATAGTCCATTTGAATTTGGTTTTAGTCCATGTACTTTTGCTGTAATTGAATCAAAACTCATATACGGCACAACACTTCTGTCAACAATTTTGCTGCCGATTTTGTTTTTAATTCTGCTTTTCAATTGTCTTGCTCGGACGTAATTACTAGTTTTTTCGTTTAGTGGCTTTGCGTTTCTACTAGAAAAAGAACGAACATTACCAGAATTAATATTTGGAATTTGAGAATCGGAAGACACACGAGGACTTTCAAGAACTCGTTTTTGAATGTCGTCTTGATCCATGTCAACATCGTCTATACCGTACCAAATACTCTGCCAATCATTCCATTGCGTACCAAATCCACGAGCATCATTAGTGTTTGAAGACAACCAATTATCATTTTCCATAAGCGAGTTTGTTTTGACAATTGGACGGTATGATTTATCAAATTTGGGAATAATTGTCTTCGACAAAGACATGAATCCCAACCAACTCACATTGTTTGTGGGGTTGATTTTTATTGTTTTTGTGTACGACTTGTTTTCAATATACGGTCTATTTGAATATTTCAAAGTAACTATTCCGTCAGGAGAAATAACCGTGTCAACAGTTGATCCAGCTGCAGGATTAGTCAAAGAAGGAAACACAATATCAGTTGTCGAGAAGAAAGGACGTAGTTCTCCACGCTCGAAATCAATAGAACAATTGTGTTCATTTGAAGACACATCAGAAACAGAGTGTCCATAAAATTCATCAACAAAAATAGATGTTTTTAAAGGTTCAATATCGGTTGGTGATGTTTTTAAAGAACGAGTTTCAATTTCGTTTTCTGAAATTGATAATTTGGTAAAAACTTCAACATCCTGAACTCGTTTTTGAATTTTTCCAATATCTGACATTGTAAATCGCTTGGTGTCCACTGTAGTAATGACAACATCTTCAGGATTGTGTGTAAACGCAGGAACAGTAAGTGCAGATAAAACAAGCACATTTGCTGGATCAGAAGGAGGAGTAGGGGATATGTCTGGAATTCCGGATTGTAAAAAGAAATCAGGAGAACCGTCTTCTGAATCTATACGCAAACACAACTTGTCTATACGTGGCAAATAGTGTTCGTACTGTATTTTGGTGTCTCCAACAACGCCAAACTCAGATCGTCCATACGGTTTAATCATTGGAGTAGATGATGTAAGACCGCTATGACGAAAATCCAAACAGTTTGCTAGAGACACAGTTTTTCCTGTTCGTGAATTGGTGTACAACGGAATTTTTTCGTAATTTATATTTGTATACGAATGCTGTCCAATAAAAGGAGCGTAAGCAAGTCCTGAATGGGTAAAATACGAGTAGGTAATTTTAATTGTAACCGCAGGACCAGAACTGTACCTGAGTTGATTTGCAACAGAAGGTTTTATGTACAGACGACCTCTATTATATGTAGCTTCTCTTTGACCGTCATCTAATTCAAAATCACCAATATAAGTAATTGATGTAGTAGTATTATTGACAATCTCCAAAACAGAAAAAATATCAATGTCTGGAAGTTCAAAGAATTTTCTACCTGTAGAGTCTACGGAATACGAATTAGACAAGAAAGTAATAGTTTTGTTGGTAAGTGATTTAGTTCGATATGTGGACTGATCAGAAATAGTTGGTGTGTACACCACAGGCGCAATAACCTTAAAATTACCTGATGTAAATCCTGCTGCGGCATTAAAAATCTGAATTTGAAACTCGTTTTCATCTCCAATAAGAGTAACACCAGAAGTAGGAAGCGTATACGCCACGCCAGTAGGTGCAACAATAGAGATTTCAGATGTGTCTGACGAATTATTACTGGTTCCGTAATTAAACAGATTAAAAGTGGATGCAGAAGAAGAAGACATACTGTCGCTAAAGTGAGTTTTATTAACAGTATAAGTAGTGGTATTGGTGGTCTGATTATGGGTTGCCGTAACAAGGTTGGTGGACCCACCAATCATTTTTCCAACAACATTACAATACAAAAATTTGGAAACAGCGTATGCAGGTTTAACTTCAAACACCAAAGACTGCTTGTCATTTAACACAACATTTCCAAATGAGGTTCCAGAATTTGGAATCACTCTGCCTGCGGCAACAGCAGAAGTAGATGGAGGAAGAGCAGTAAGGTAAATCATTGCAGAACTACCGCTGCTAACAGAACCACTTATACCATGAAGATACATTCTGTAACTGTTACTTGTAACGCCAGCACTCGCGTTTGGCAACATACCGTGGACATATCCTAATGCCACCTGCTGATTCGAGCTATTATGGAATCTAACAAATGCAAAACCAGAACCAATACCTACAAGATTTGTTGAAAAAATAGAACCAAACAAATCTACTTTTACATCAATGTAATTCCCAACAGTGTAATCGTATGTTAAATACGATGGTGAGCCTTCAAGTTTAGTAGTTTGTGCCCGTGGAAGATTTACAGAAACAGGATACTGATTTTCAATTTCACGACCAAGCACATACGCTTTACCCTGACCAACAACAATTTTAAAATTTGAATCGTTTGGACCCAATTCTGATTCTTTCATGGTAATGTCAAACGGATTCACAGTATACGAACCAGACTCATCAAAAGTTCTTCGTGCAAGTGTTTTTTCAATTTCTGCATACGAAATACGGTCAATCTTTCGAATAATTTTTCCCTTATCAAAACGCAACAATTCAACAAAATCAGTGGGGGTGTCTTCTACAGCGTATTGTGTTAAAGTAGGGGTAATTGTGTAACGATCTGCTCCTGCTGCATTGTAGTTGTACGACCCAATAGACGGATCACGCAATGTGCTGTCGTCTTTTTCTGTAACATTGTCCTTATTAATGTAAAATCCAATCTTCTGTGTGAGATCAGTGTAGTTGTTCATCTCAAGATTGCGGTGTGTTGATTCGTTTTTATACGGAGCAAACACCTGTTTTTCAGTACGCACAAAGAAACCATCAATATAAAAAATTCCATCGGTAACAGTTACAAGTTTACAACGACCACGAGTAGAATACGGCAAGTTGCTACTAACACTTAAATCACTAATAATGGTGTCGTCTTTTTGAAAATTAAATGTACCTGAATATTGGTATCCAGAAATAAAGTCAATAATTAGAATAAGTTTTCCGTCACGGGACACATCAGGTGGAATAAAATGAACAATTTTTGCTTCGGTAGTGTCGTTCGCAACTGCTGATTTCAAGTATCCACCAACCAAACTACTGTAGTTTGTTACTCCGCCCAATGGGGAGTTCACACCAGAGTCAATCATAATATAATTGGAATTTCTTACAGAAATAGCACCACCAAGAACGCGAGAACCGTCCTTAAACAAATGATCACCAAGTTTTGAAATTTGATTTTGTAAAAGGGTTTGTGCTTGGGTTAATTCACGAGCTTGTAAAGCGTAACCAGGCTTGAACAATACCCGTAAAAATCCCTTTGATAAATTAAAATCGTCATAATACGGACTAATATTGAATGTGTTTGGATCGTATGACATCTATTCCTTTTAGAAACCTAGTCTGATACGGAATTCCTCTTCTTGACCTAAAGTTCTCTGTATGGGTCTTACATTTTCTATGTATATGATATCACCAGAAGTTGGTTTAATCTGTGGTTTAAGTACAGAAGAAACCACATAAGCTCCAAGTGTGGTACCAGTTAAACCATGAGACTCCACACTTCGAAAACTTCCTAATAAATTTGTGAGATACAAATGCCCCTTTGCAGGATTTAAAAAATTCCAATGGTACACTGTGCCACGAGCGTAGTTTGAAACTCCACTTGTAGAACCTTGGACAACTATGTCTCCGTTCATAAAAGAGTTTCTGGTTAACTGACTTGAAGTAATATCAATACCGCCTGTGGCTGGATTTACACTACTTGTTATTGTCAGTTGCTGCAATCCTGTATACAGAGAGTCTGAAACATTATCAAAATATGTTTCACCAACATCAACAATTCTATATTGAGTGTTTGTAGCAGTATTTGTACTTCCTGATTGCAAAACCACTTCTGCAAGTCCGTTAGACTGTCTAGTAATAATAATTGATTCTCCGTACTCTCTATCGACACTAGTGATTGCTGCCTGGACTTGAGATTGAACTCCTTCTAAAGTTGCTCCTGTAATATTTGAAACAAAGTTGCTGTTTGTTTCTAATTCCACAGATATATTATTTGACCCCACAGCAACAACCGTACCCCTGGTAACAACAGAATATCCGTATCCACTGCTTCCAGTTCCACTAGGAATAGTTTGCTTTACAGTTTCTCCCAATGTAAAAGTAAAATTAGGAGGGGTACTAACAAAATTAATATTATAACGATTGATTCGATCCTTTGCTGTAATAAAAGATCGTGGAGAAGCACCGGTAGTTTTTAATGTTACTAGTTTATTACTCGCCCCTAAATCAGAAACAGATCTAACCGACAAAACTTTTGCTGAAGAGTTGGTTTCCATTCCTATTATATTTCCGTACTTGTCATTAGTAGTAAAATGGGAATTAGAGTACGCACTACTCGGAACAATTAGTGAAATGTCTCGGTTCGAATAAATTTCAGAACCAGCAATACGATTAGTTCCGTCAGTAAGAACAGGATTTTTTATGATTCCAAACTGTCTGTACGAACCCGAACCAACAAAGCTTTCAGAGGACTTTTCATCAATATCAATAATCAGTATGACATCTTTTACATTTAACTCTCTTAAAATATTGCTTCCGTGACCGCCTTTGGGAGACAACACCGCACGAAGAACTGGATGTGCAGTTGTAGAAACTTTGGGACTGTTCACAAAAACTTCTACGTTGGAGTACCCGTAACCAGGATTAACAATTGAAACTTCTTTTATGGTTTTATTGCTGTTCATTTTTGCTAAACAGTACGCACCCGCACCATTACCAATAATTCGTACAAATGGAACAATCTCTACCGATGAATAATTAGTTGCTGATGTGCTTGGAGTAATCACAAAATTTACGGCATCATTTTTTACCGTAAAAGTTATATTATTACCATTATCCACAACACCCACAATTACTCCGTAGTTTCCTACTTGTAGAGAATTTACTGTGCTGCTTTCTACGCGAATAGCGTATCCAACATAGTCTTGCAGTAGGAATCCAGCACTACCCTGACGAAGTCTAGTGAGAGACTCTGAATTTGTAATCTTTACTGTTTTAGTTTGCTGATCTATTTGGGTAAAACCACCCACATCAATAAGTGTAGATGTGCTAATAGCGGATGTGCGAATCACTGTATTAGTGTACACACCTGTGCTTGCTCCTGCTGTATTAGTTAAAACTATTCTGCTTAAACTCCCGTCTACTGCCTGTGTCTGAACATTATACTGATTCGAGTTTTCTATTTGGCTAGCACTACGGGCGTAATCAATAGGCATATAGTCTGTTAATTCATACGGTATATCTGATTCCACAAGTGTTGCCAAATACTTCCATGTGTAACCGTCTGACAATGAAAACGTATCGGTGTTTCCGATACCGTTAGGCTTCACAGTAGACACTGCACCACCACTATTACCAATACACTTATAGATGTTTTGATCATCTGTAACTACATAAAACACTTTTGGATAGTTTTCATTAAATAACTCTACTGTATCATCGTATTGATCGTAAGATACACCCGATGTCCACTCGTATCGAGGAAGAGCAAACACAACATCTTTTGGAGTAATTTTTTTATACCCTATAATGTTGTTCATTACACTGTATTCTTCCGCAACAGTGTCTGTATACGCTGGTGGGGAATTGTCATTGCTCCATGTGGTTCCTTTAGCAACAAACAAAAAATAAGTGTTATCATTCCTTTCAAGATCGGTAAGGAAACTTTCTGCGTATGATCTTTGAAGAGATGCTTTTATGAGTGTCATAGTCTGTCCTTTACAATCCTATGTTAGAGTATGTATCGCCTGCTAATACGCTTCCGTTTGATAATCTGGTGCCAGCAGACTTGTACAAATGTTTAGGCATTTCAAAAAACTCTGAAAGGGTTATTCCAGAAAATTCTGCACCATACGGAAGAGTTTTCAGGTTCTTTTTGTTGGGATGAGACTCAATTAACCAGTACGCAGCAGTTCTTCCGTGAGAACTTACACTGTTTCTAACACTTTTCATGTCTTCTGGTAATTTTTCTTCAAGTCCATATTTTAAAGACAGGTATTTGTACACCTCCTCGCGTTCTGAAACAGACAGTTTTCTGTTAAACGCTATTACTTCATGCAGTGTTCCTGAAAAAGAATGTGGTGGATTTGTTGTGGAATTGGTTAGATTCGTTATCCAATTGCTGCTACCTACGATATTTGTAGAGTTTGCAGTTTCTCGTACATACGATCCTAAACGAGACAGAGTAACAGGTGCTGAATTACTTATCTCTTCACCAGCAATAAAATTGCCTTCATCATCCGAATCTATTAGTTCGTCTGGCATATACTCTCCTCTGGTGTGTTACAAACCAAATCTGCTCCGCAGAGCATTAAAGTTTTGTTGGACTTCTGCCTGATTCAAAGCGCGTGAGTACACACGAGTGTTTGAAACCGAGCCTCGCCAAAAAGTATTTGTTCCATTGTTATTAAATCTTTTACCGCTTGCACGATTCGCTATGTAGAATTCAACATTTCCGTTATTACTGCTACCTAACTGTTCTTTTCCACTTATTCCAATGGTTGAAGTGTCTGGTGAAATAACCACGGAAGTATCATTCACAGTGCCTGTAGTGGTGATCTTTACTCCATTTTTGTAAACTGTGTACCGAGTAGTTGTTCCATCGTATTCAGAAACACACACCACATGGTGCCAAGTATTTGCCACGAAAAATCCTAAGTTTGATTTAATTAATATCTGCGTGTTGTTCGGATGATACACGCTCCACAAAAATGCAGTGTAATAGTTACCGAAATATGGAAGACTACCACCTCCCATGTACATATCAGTCTCGTAAAGGACGGACGGTTTTACCCACGCCTCCCATGTAATGTTTCTGTTGGTGCCAAACACCAGTGGAGTATTTTTAGAGATTACACCTGGACCGCCGGTAAACACCACAGACCCGCCTCCGTCTGGTGTGTAACCCACTTCATTTATAACTTCCATGGTCGCACTACTAGTCGCACTACTATTACTCAAATCGTACACAGTGTTAATGCTGCTGCTTGTCAGGGCTTCAATTGAGAGTTCAGTGCCGTCAATCACTTCAATTCGGGGACGAGCAAACTGTACTTCTTCTCCCCTGTTGTTACATTGATACAAGAACGTACGA